TCTCGAGCGCGGCGATGCGCTCACCGAAGGACGGTTCCTCGACGACGGGCTCGGGCTCCGGCTTGCGCTTCGCCTTCGCCGGCGCGGGGTCGGCGACGACCGGCGCGGGCTTCGTCTCGAGACGGTGCCGCCACAAGACGTGGTCGCGCGCCGTCTCCTGATCGCCGGTGTCGAACGCGCAGAGCGGACAGCTGTAGCGGAGCACGCCCCGCCAGTCGTAGGTCGTGGGCTCGATCATGGTATCGCCTCCTCCACCGCGTACTCGGTGGTAACGTCGAACGAGAACCCGAACGCGAGCGTATCGACGCCGCCGTAGTTCCCGTCGCCGAACTCGTAACGGATCGCCCCCGACGCTCCGGGCGATCGCGCATCGCCCAGGGCGACGACCGTCCCGCCGAAGCGGTCGCGGATAAAGCTCGCCATGAGGGCCGCCGGGATCGCGTCGGCGAACCCGAGGATGCGCTCGGTGTCGAACTCGAGGTCCTTGCGGGGCCAGTGGATGCGGATGCTGATCGTGTGAACGCCCCACGTCCCCGGGCGAGCGTGCGCCGTGTGCGTGGTCGCGAGGCGGACGGTGCCGCCTTCGGGGTAGGCGACGATCGCGGGCCACGGTCCGTAGACCTGATCGACCGGCGCGTCGTAGGCGGTGCCGAGGAGCGGGAGGGAGCGGACCGTCGCGACGACCTCGCGGATGATGTCAGGAACTGCCACGCTTGTAGGCCTCCTCGAGCTCGTCCGCGAACGTGTAGACGTGCCGCTGGATCATCGGGACCGCCTGCTCGAATCCGTCGCGGAGGAATGGCTTTTCCTTGATGCCGACGCGCTCGATCTTGTCCTGAATCGCCGTCACCGCCGCGAAAATGTTAGCGTCTGGCGCGAGGCCCCTCTTCCGACGATACCACCATGAAATCGCATCGTATGGAGGACGCTCTCCTGGGTCGCGACCGAACTCGACGAACGGCGCATACTCGACGTTCGTGCCGACTTTGACGAAAGTCGGGATCGGGGTGTCTCCGGCGACCTCTTTGTCGATGCTCCGGCGGAGCGTCCCGGTGTTGACCGGCGTGAGCGGCTTCGCCTTCGCGATAATCTCGTTCCCGGACCGGGTAAGGAACCGTCGAGCCGGACCGGCGGCGGTCTTGCTCTTCAGCTTGCTCTTGAGCTTGTCGAGTCCCTCGATCTCGATCCGGACCTCGAACTCCCCCGCCACTAGATCGGCTCCAGGATCATGCGGCGGTACGGCGCAAGCATCGCGGCGATGTCGGGATCGACGCGCGGGAGCGTCGCGACGTTGCCGAGGTCCGTCGAGCCGACGATCCCGAACGGCGCGTCTGTGCGCTTGAACAGCCGGATGACCATGAGGATCGTCGCCTCGGTCACCGGCTGCGGGACAGCGGGCCAGCCCCAGACCCCCGCGATGCGGACCCCGCGCCGAAGCACCGGGAACGAGCGCGTCCCCTGCGGAGTGATCGCGAGCGTCGTGTATGGCCAGCTCCGCCCGGCGGCGTTCACCGGCTCGAGCTCGTAGTCGTTCGCCGTCCACACCTCGGTATAGGTGCGGTTGCCGTCGATGTCGGTCGCGACACTCGTCACCGAGACGAGGTCGTCGATCCATGTCCAGTACGTCCCGGACGGCGTGAAGTAGCGCGTCTCCGTGGTCTGGTCGTATCGCCGGTTCGTCATCTCTTCGACCATGCGAGAGGCGGCGGTGATCAGCGCGGTGATCGTCGCGTCGTCGCGATCGTCCGTCCGCGAGAGCCGGGCCTTCACCTGGGCGAGCGTCGCGTAGTCCGCCATCGGCTAGCCTCCCGTGGTCGTCCGCGACCGGCGACCGGTCGGAGCCGTCACCTGTCGCGTCTGCATCGGCTCGGCAACGTCCCGCGCAGCGACCACCGGCGAGAGGACCCCGGGCGAGTCGCGCTCGAGGAACGCCGCCGTCTCCTCGTCGAGATCGACAACGGTGCCCGCTTCGAGGGAGATGCCCGGCGACTTGTATCGGTGGTTCACGCGGTACTGCATTAGATCTCTCCGATGTCGTAGACGACGTACACCGTGACGAGGATGTCCGTGCTATTGCCGGAGAAGTTGCCCGTCGTCGTGTACTCCGCCCCGATCAGCGTCCCCGGCTCGAACTTCGTCCGCCACCGCGGCACGCGATAGTAGGACCGCGTCGATCCCGCCGGGACCGTGATCGTCGTGTCGGTGTCCTCGGCCCCCTCGAACGTCACGCCGATCGTCATCGACCCCGTCGAGATCGCGCCGTGAAGGTCGTAGACGATCGCGACGACGCGCCCCCGCCACGGCGCGGTATATCCGAAGATTTCCGCGTCCGTAACGGTCGTGTGCATCTGCTGATCGGCTACCCCGTGCGAAAGGTTCTTCGCAGAGAAGAGTAGCGTCACCATCTGCCCACGAGACGCGCCGCCGGTGATCTGCATTAGATGCCTTCCACGTCGTAGACGACGTAGATCTGCGCGGCGAGGTCGGCGGTCGTGCCGTCCCAGGACGCGCTCGACGTGATCTCGCAGCCGATCACCGCACCCGCCGCGAACTCGGCAGCGGTGCGGAGGACCCGGATCGACTTCTCGGTCTCGGTCGCGATCGTCATCGTCGTGTCCGCGTCTTCGGTCCCGCCGAACGTCGCGCCGACGGTGAGCGTTCCCGCCGTCGCGGCAGCCGACAGCGACGCGGCGACGGCGACCACGCGACCGGCCCACGGCGCGACGTAGCCGGTGACGACCATCGACGCCTCGGCCATCGCGACCGGGAGCTGGACGTGGGTCTGCGACGCGGCGACCGCATCCTGTCCGAACGCGAGGGCGACGAGCTGACCCTTGCTCATATCTCGTGTAATGACCACAGCAACCCTCCTACGGGCGAGGGCCCGGGGGTCGCCCCCCGAGCCCGGTCAGTGTGCTAGAGGGCGATGTTGTAGATAACCGCCGCGCACTCGATGCCGGAGGCCGCACCCGTCGGGGTGAAGCGGCCGAAGCCCATGCGCATCGAGTAGACGATGCGGGTCTGGTCGGTCGCCGGGATGCGCTCGACCTCGACGCGCACGCGACGACGCCAGCCCGCCTTGAAGCCGCGGCGGTTGAACACCACGACCTGCCCCTTCGTGTTGTTCGCGCCGGTCGTCGAGACCTTGCCGTCGGCTTCGGTCTTCGACACCGCCATCGACGCGACCACCGGGTGCCCGATGATGCGACCGACCTCGCCGTTGAGGAGGTCGGCATTGATGCCCGCGCCGTACTGGCGAGCGGTGATGACCTCGTCGAACGTCGCGATGTGGTCCGCCGTCTGCGGGTCCGCGACGTAGACGAGATCGTTCATGTCGGTCGGGTGACCCCAGTCGGTCAGGCGGGTCGGGTCGAGGAGCAGACCGCGAACGTCGCGCAGGTCGGTGAACGCGAGCGCACCGGCGGCGTCGAGGAGGTTCGCGGTGTTGTCGACGATCGCCGCGTGGCGGATGCCGTCGAACGCGAGGTAGTGCTTCGTGTCGGCGGGATCGGCGTCGTCGAGGTTGATGTTTCCAGTTCCCGCGTTCGTGGTGTCGCCGTTGAGGACGAGGCTATCGGAGTAGTGGGCGATCGCCTTCGCCGCCTGCGCGCGCAGGAACGGGACGAACGGGATGATCGAGTCCTCTTCGAGCTCACCGCTCCACATCTGGTGGATGACGAACTTCGACGCCGACACCGCGACGCGCTGCGAGCCCGTCTTCGTGGTCGTGTAGTTGCTCGCGTTGTTCGCAGTGTTCTCGCTGACGAGGAGCACTTCCGGGATGTCCACCTCGACCGGCAGGTACGCGGTCGGCGCGGTCATCTCGAAGGTGTCGATGAGGTTGAAGACGCGGGAGTCCGGGCGGGCGGCTTCCCACAGATCGCCGACGTACTGCGCGCCGACGAGCTGCGAACCGAAGCCCGACTCGGCGGTGTCCATCGCGCGATAGGCGGCCTCGAGGGCGCGCGCTTGCTTTTTGTTGACGCGCGGGTAGAGCTCTTCGAGCGCGCGCCCGTCGATGCGCTTGATCTCTTCTTCGCTCAGGTAGTGAGCATCGGAGATCGCGCGGAACGCGCCCTCGAGCTCCTCCGACGGGCCGCGACCGATACCGGCGCGAGAGCGGGCGGACATGAGGTCGTAGAGGAACTCGATGTCGCTCGCGCCCAGGCCGTGGCGGCTGAACTTCGAACCGATCAGGCGGCTGTCGCCGGAGCCGAAGCGCATCTTGCGGGCGAACTCGCCGTCGGCGAGGATGCCCTCGACGACCTGGCGGATGCGATCGTCGGACACCGCCGCGCGGGTCTCGGCGTTCATCGACTCGATTCGGGCGACGATGTCGCTCACAACGTTATCGGACACGTTAGCTCTCCTTGATCGCGGACAGGATGCGGGTAAGCACCTCGTCCGGGGTCTCGACGACGGCGGCTTCCGCAGCGCGCGGGGTCATGTCGTCTTCGTCATAGTCGCCGCTCTTCGCCTTCATGCCGCGCTCGATCACGCGCTGGATCGCGTTCACGGCATCCTGAAGGTCGGCGAGGTTCTCCCGCGAGAGGACGGCCCCCGCGCGGGATTCGAAGGCGTCCGGGAACATGTCCGGCTCCCCCTCGAGGAACAGGGCGCGAACGCCCTCGACGCCGAGGGCCTCGAGGGCCTCCGGCTCCAGGAACTCCGGCGCGATCTTCCCCGCGCGATCGTAGGCGCGGGCAAGGTGCCGGTATCGATCGGCGACGTCGTAGCCCCGACCCTGTGCCGTGTCGCGGTACAGGGCCACCATGTCGGCGGCTGTACCCGACCATCCGGCGGTCGTCGGCTCCGGCGTCGTCGCAGGAACGTCCACGGCCTCGGCGATCGCCGCGAGCGCGCGAGCCTGTCGCGCGATCAGGGCATTCGGGTCTCCGGGGACCGGGACGGCGGAGATGTCGAGGAGGTCGGCGCGGGTGACGCGCCCACGGCTACCGGCGATCGGGCTCGGCTCCATCGCCTGGGTATCCCAGCCGACGGAGACTGAGTGCAGGAATCCGGAGCGGTACTTCGCCTCGATGCTGCGGGCGAAGTCGTCGGACTGGTCGAAGGTGACGTCCGCCATGAGCCGGTCGCCGTCGACGAACACGTCGGCGCGACCGATCGGGGGACGCTGTCCGGAGTAGTCGTGCGCCCAGAGGACGACCGGGTTCCGGCGGTAGTTGTCGAGGTCCCAGGCGTTCATGCCGATCTCGAGCCCGTCGCGGGCGACGCCCTCGGTCGAAGCGACGAACCGGATCGGCGTCCCCTCGCTCTCGGGGGTCTCCGCGCGGGAGATCACACCACGGATGTACTTCACTCTTGCCTCCCGTCGTCCCGCTTCCGGCGGGGAACGACTGTGCGGTCGAGACCGAGGTAGGTCTCGATCGCCCCTAAACAGATTAGCATAGCCTGTCTAATGGCCAAAAGGAGGACGCGTTCACGGTCGCCCATGACCTAGGAGCCCGCCTGCATCGCCGCCCACTCGGTGTCGCTGATCGGGACCATCGTGCACCGGCAGTTGACGACGTTCCGCGCGCTCGGGAAGTCGCCGGGGTACATCCCCTGCTCCCCGCCGACGGTGAAGGGGTCATCCATCGCGACCGCCTGATCGTGCGCGGCGACGTGATCGGGTCGCGTGCGGTCGTCGATCGCGGACAGCCACCGCTTCCCGCCGACGACGCCGGACTGTCGCCAGCCCTCCTCCTGCCCACCGTTGACGGCGGTGCCGACCTCGGTCCGCGCGATCGCCTCCGCACTCGACCGGATGCGGTCGCCCATGATCGTGTTGACGCGGTCGGCGGCTTTGAGGACGTCTTCGCCGGCGGCGATGCTCTCGCCGAGGGAGACCCGCAGCGCGTCCCACGTCGTCTGATTGACCTCTTCAGCGAAGCGTTGGATCTGCCGCTCCATGAAGCGGACGACGCGCGGGTCGAGGACGTCGAAGGCCATCCCGACGCCGGTCTGCGCGAGCCCGTCCTGTCCGGCGGCGGCGATGATGTCTCGGTAGATCGGTCGCATCACGACGCGGAACTCCCGAATCCACCGCGCGAGCTCGAACGGGTTCTCGGCTGCATCCTCGATCGTGCGCGCGCTGCGCTCGCTCTTGACGCGGGCGAGGACCGCCTGCCGTTGTCGGCGCATGAGGTCGGCGACGGCGTTCCCGAAGCGACGCTCCTCCGGCTCGAGGCGGCGGACCCACGCGGCGAACCGCTCGACGTGTTCGGGGTCGCCGTACTCGCGACCGGTGACGACGATCGTCCGCCCGGCTTCCTGTTCGCGCTCGATCTCGAGCTGCTTCCGCTCCGCCCAGGCGCGACCCGGGTCGCCGCCCCAGAGGTCCCACGCGACGCGACCGGGCGACGGGTAGCCGTCCTCCCCGTCGCTGAAGCCCTCGG